TGCATCATCAATAGTTACTTTATCTTTACCAACAAACTTGTTAATAAAATTAGTAATATCGCTTTGGGTTGTCTTTACTTTATCTACATCTTTAACATTAAACCTATATTTTTTATCTCCAACATTATATTCAAAACCTTTGAAATTCTGTCCAAAGAAACTATCGGTTTTATTTAAAAAAGTCCTTTTGCTTTTTTTAGTTAACTCCTCCTGTTTTTTAGAGTCTTCATTGTATTTGTTGTAGAAATTAATCGCCTCCTGTTGTTCAGGTGTCAACTTTGACCCAGCTTTAATTTCTTCATAATATTTAGACTTTTGCCCGTCTAAGTAGGCTCTAGCCTCGGCAACTTGCTCTTTGAGGGCTATTTTCTTTTTACGTATTTCTTTTGGATCTTCAGCATCTTCATCAAAACCGTAAGTATCTTCTAATAAAAAGTTTCTTTCTTCTGCTGACAAATGAGATTTAGTTGTTCTGTAATATTCATCTAAAACATCAGAGTCATCTAGTTTAGAAACATCTCTATTTAAATTTACATAGTCTTGTATATCACCACCTGTTTCATCCATAAAATCTACAAGCTTTTGTATATTTTCTGGTAATGGTTTTCCAGTGGCCACTGCTTCTTCAACTGCTTCTTCAATCGCTTCTTCAACTGTCTCTACAGTTTCTTCTACTTTTTCTTCTTCTGTAACTTCTTCCATTACTGGTTGCTCAGTTACTTCTTCTACAGTTTCTTTTTCTACGTTTTCTTTTTGTTCTTCAACAACTTCTTTTTGAGGAGGTGGGGCGTCTAAATCTATTTTAATAACGTCTGGATTATCAACGCTATCAAATTTAGATTCATCTATAACATTTTCTATAACCTCTTCAATAGGTTGTTCGTTATTTTCTTCAGTTACCTCTTCGATAACTTCTTTGTTTTCTTCTGTCATAATAAAATTTTATAAAATATTAAAAATTAGAGACC